CCTGGAAGAAGGTAACCTTGGGCTGCCCAGTCAGGTACACATCCTGAGCGCCATAAGCAACGAGCTGCATAAGTCCACCGGCCATTTTACTATACCCCAAGAAAAAAAATCAAACCTCACAGGCCGCGTTGCCCCTGGAGGTCGATTTTCTTTATCAAATGTAAATGTCCCGTGTGAACCGCCAGCCAGTCCAGCAGCCCGAGCCTGAGGATATGGATATCGACGAGGACGAGGAGTGTGACGAGGACGATGAGGGTGGCTTCGACATGCTGGAGGCCATGGGCAGCCTGCTCGCAACCGACGACGGCGAGACCCTGGCAACTATCATGGCTGGCGTCAAGTCGGCTACCGAGCGGATCGCCCTCCAGCTCGAGATGCAGAACAAAATCCTGGTGAAAATCCTAACGACAATTGACCGTCAGACTCCACCACCTGTCACGGCTTAAAAATTTCTAACCATAGTTTACTAATGACAACAACAATCGAGAAGAACATCACACCTGAGCATGCTGAACAGATACAGATCGCCAACAACAATCAAGCCATTTGTCAATGGACTTCGGAGCAATTGCTGAATTACATCGACGAATGTGAACGCGAAATTCGCCTAGACGTTGTCGGGAATACCGAGGTTCCGGCTGCAGCCTGGATGCATATTCTGTTTCCTAATAATCAAGAGCGGGACGCCCAAGGCTACCCTGTAAATTACGACCCTGATCAAATTCAGAGGCGCAAAGATCGTTTCATTACCGCCTGCCGTGAGATGCTTGCACGGTCATCGATGAATGATGACCGGCGGACCCCAACTCAAGATATTAACGGACGTGAAACGACCGTTCAGAGGCGCATCAAGCGTCTCATTAAATTTCGGCAAAATATGTACAATCAATACAAGCTCTGGGAAGAGAGTTATTGTCTGATCAATAATCCTTCACTTGCCAGTTCAGTTGACACATTTCTGGAGGATGATGAGAAGAACTCGCCATACCAGAAGTTGCTTCTGTTTCTATTCAACGAGACTTACAAAAATGGTTATCGTCGGTACCGTGATCACTGCTGTACTGAGATTATCAGCAACGGTCATCACACTCGGGCGTGGAAGCCGGTCAAAGAAATCAAGGACTTTGTATATGACGCCACCCAAAAGGAGGACCAGCCTGAGATGTGGAAGAACCTGACATCAAAGGGTGGCTGTGTAGCTGACGTGATCCGTCACATGACGAATTGTCGTGATCATCAGTTCCCTGAAATCTACAAGAACCGTCACGTGTGGTCGTTCCAGAACGGTCTGCTCGTTGGCAAGAATTGGTCCGAGGAGGCTCAGTCCTATGCAATTAAGTTTTATGATTACAAAAGCCCGGAGTTTGCCAGTCTGGACAACACTATCGTAAGTTCGAAGTATTTTGAGCAGACATTTGATCCGTTTGATGACGTCCGAGACTGGTATGACATCCCAACTCCGTACATGCAGAAGGTGCTGGACTATCAGAACTTTTCAGCCGACGTGTGTCGCTGGATGTATGTGTTCTGTGGCCGTCTGTGCTTTGACGTGAATGATCTGGACGGCTGGCAGGTGATCCCCTTCCTCAAGGGTATTGCTCGCAGTGGCAAGTCAACCATCATCACAAAGGTTTGCAAGAAGTTCTACGAGACGGAGGACGTCAAGACGCTTTCAAATAACATTGAGAAGAAGTTCGGTCTGGATTCTATCCACGAAGGTTTCATGTTCATCAGCCCCGAGGTCAAGGGGGATCTTCAGCTCGAGCAGGCCGAGTTTCAGTCGCTGGTGTCTGGTGAGGACCTGAGCATTGCGCGCAAGTTCAAGAGCGCCAAGAGCCTTCAGTGGAAGACGCCAGGCATCCTTGCAGGTAACGAGGTTCCCAACTGGAAGGATAACTCAGGGTCGGTGCTCCGGCGTCTTGCCACGTGGAATTTCGCCAAGCAGGTGGCGGATGCCGACCCGCATCTCGATACTAAATTAGACAAGGAAATTCCAGCCATTCTTTGCAAGTGCGTTCGGGCCTACCTCGAGTACGCGCGGCTCTACTCTGACAAGGACATCTGGAACGTGCTTCCGGCCTATTTCAAGCAGGTGCAGAGCCAGGTCGCGATGGTTACGAACTCTCTGCAGCATTTCCTGGCGTGCGAGAAACTCAAGTTCGGCCCAGACTTTTGCTGTCCCCAGAAGCTGTTCATTGCGGCGTTCAACACGCACTGTACCGAGAACAATCTCGGTCGGTTCAAGTTCAACCAGGACTTTTACGCAGGACCGTTCAGCTCGAAGGAGCTTTCCGTCAGGACGGAGACCATGACATACAATGGCCAGGCATATGCGGCACAGCCCTTCATTTTCGGTGTCGACCTGGTGACGGACGTTCCTCAATTTGCCGACGCATACTAAATTTCTTATATGTTAATAATATGAGCGCTGAATTGCGCAACAAGGCGGCGCGCGCCATTCAGGCCGCATTGCGAAAAACCAAGGGCGGAGTTTACACCAATTCCGCCAATGGTTTCAAACTTTCGAAACCTCGCGTCTACCTGAGCAGTGTTAAAATGTCAGTAGGATTTTTTGATTTCGAACGTCTTGAGAAACTTGCTGACGGTCCTTACTTTTTTGTAACACAGCTCGACGGACTAACTGCGATCAGAAGCAAGCCCGTTTACAGATGGGTGTACAAGACCGGCCCCACCGGTGACTTTTCAAGTGCGAAAATGGTGAGACTGACCATTGTTTTCAGAGATCCCGAAGCAACCGCAAGTGTCCTGATATTTAGAAATGGTCAGGTGGTTATCAATACGACGGGGCCATGGGAACGCGTTGCGCGCATCCTAGCACAGGAATACCTTCCAGGAAAAATCACTAAAATGATGGAAACCGCAGTCGTCAACGCCAATTCAAGCATATTCTATTGCAACCGTCACATTGACACCATGGAATTGTATTATCAAATTGAAGCTTTAATTCCTTCATCTGTGGCGGAACTCACCTCCCTTGATCCCGTGCAGTATTTGGGCAGTAGTAAACTTCCGGCGAACTGGGTCAGAAATCCGCAGCGACCATTCGAGGACCCCCGCGCACTAAAGGGGTTTAAACGTGGCATTTCAGTAAATGTAAAAAACCCTGATGTATCTCTTTTCATTTTTTCAAACGGCACGATAACCGCGTCGTGCCTTGATGCGGCCGCCGCCCCTCTTGCGTTCAAGACCATAATGTCATATATGGATAAAGAGCTCGTATTAGGCCCCGGCCGAAATGTGGGGGGTGGTAATAAAAAAGAGGCTAAGCGGGTGGCTGTTACCAACGCACGTTACGAGCGGGCAGCTGGGTGGAACGCTACCAAGAATGGCTTTTACGTGCGTCCGGGTCCAAATGGCCATCCACGTTTTTATCCACTCGTCGCCAACAAGTCCCTTGTGCGCGCCAAGGCCATCAGGGCATTTTTGAATTCAAAAGTGAATATACCAGCGGCCACCCTCAGAAATCTGAATATAAAGCCAGAACACATAGCCGCCATAGCAAATTCAGAAAACGCACACAACAACCCCAAGAATTTTTCCAATCAGAGCCGCAACGGACACTACGTCAGACCCAACAAACAGGGTAGACCAAGATGGTACAAAATTCCAAAGGGAATTGCCGAAGGAAAGAAAACTGTACTGGCGTCATACGCAAAGGCAAGCATCCCTGTGCCTGCACATATAAAAACTCTATTCAAAATTAAGAATGGAAATACGGCACAGGCGATGACTGAACACGTCATTAACCTGGGCAAGAACAAGTCGTTGCGTATAAATGGCAAGCAGATTGAGCGGTTTAACAAAAATGCCCTTCTGACCATCGCGGCAAATCTCAACCTGCCCGCTGTTGGAAACAAGATGACAATCGAGCAAATACGTGCTGAAATTCAGAGCAAATACGCTCCAAGGTCTCAGCCAGTTAATGTTGTCGTTAATAATGTCGGTCACACACTACTGGCAAATGGGACGGTCAGACGCAACTACAAAGGCAAACCATCACGGACACGGCAATTCTCGACCCTCAAGGTCCCTGAACAAAATGCGATCGCTCGTGCCCTGTTGAACTCAAACAGTTATGAAAAGTATAAAAAAGTTCAGACAAAGGATCGGTTCAGTTTCTTATTGGGGTGGAAGAATGCCAAGGCGGCGAACGAGGCGGCCAAGCGCGCGGCACGCCCACCGACCCCCTCTCCAAACTCTTCTCCCGAAAATTCCATGAATTACAAGAACGAATTGAATTTCGAATACACCTTGCGTTTGTCGCAAAATCTCGCAAATATGTTTAAAAATCAGAACGTCAAGGAATTTATCGCTAGATTGTACGAACGCCTGACAATCGGTGCCCGTGGTAAATTCAAAAAGACAAATCTGAATAGTGAGTACAAGAAATTCCTCAGTGAGACCAAGGCGGTCCGTGGAAACATTCCATTAAAGACGGAATACAGATCACGAATTCAAATTCCAAATTGGGTCCCGGCGAATAAGGCTAATGCGTTCAGAAACGCTCTTGTTAACCTTTCCGTCACCCAGAGGAACGGCAAGTGGTTCTATAAACCCGTCGAAGATGTCAAGCGTGGCATTAACGCGTGGGTCCGTATCTACATGCCTCAGAGCCCTGCACGGGCACAGCGTGTGGTGGAGAATGTCATAACCGGTGAGCAGAAGGTGATACCAGGTTATGAACCAAAGCCCAGATCTAACATCAAGCTGCCGTCACCTCCCGCCAAAAAGGCGGCCCCCAAACCCAAACCCAAACCCAAGATTTTAACTGGTAATCGCTCATTCAAAATACCAAACCGCCCGGAAGTCACTAACCTGCAAAACGCCATGGTGAATGTAGGTCTTTATAAGAATACGTATACCTGGAATGAATTAGTAAAGGCTGGCGTGAACAAGAAGTTCAAGTCAACCTGGGACAAATATGTTAAGAGAAATAATTCATAGGCACGGCATAACATTGAAAATTTTATACAATAGATTGAAAGTAGTGTCACGGTCCGTGAGCTGGCTCGGATCGACAATCTCGAGCTCGACCTGATATGACGTGTCATCGTCGGCATCGGGATCGGACGGGTTTCCGATAATTTTAGTTACATCGATCGACAAATTCTTCCGAACAAAAGACCAACGCTCCTTGCTCTTCTGTTCTGTCGCCGTTTCATCGTCATAGTCAAATGGCGTCTCGGTTGAGATCCCAAGACGGACGTCGAAGGGGTGCCCATCGAGTGGGAAATCATCAACTTTAACGCGCTTCTTGATAATAGACTGGCGCTCGTCAGTCTCTTCATTAATCTGAAGACGCTTTCCGTCTCCGAAATAGTACACGTCCCACTTGGAATAGTCCTTGGTTTCCCAGCCCTCATACTTCTCAAGTGCCTTGAGAACCTTGACGAAACTCTCCTTTCCGATATTGGTGTCGAAACCACTGGTGGACGGCCGACCAAAGCGGATCTCCATCTCGACCCCCTTCTTGGTCTTGTACTTCGCCAGGATGGGGTCCCACTTGTGGTAAAGTTCACGTTCCATTTTTGCTCTTAAACAATAGGAGCGTGTTGTCCTTAAGTAAGAATGAGAGGCCTTCTGAACCTTGGGAACACCTGCTACTTCAACACTGCCATCCAATGTCTAGCACATGTTCCACCCTTGTCCAAACACCTTTTCACAAACGAATACACAGGACCATGTGATATTACCAGGGAATACCAGGCGGTCGTACAGGCCCTATTTATTTCAGGAAAAACAGACCCCGTAGACCCTAGTGATCTCCTGACCGCATTTCGATCCCGCTTTCCTTCATTCAATAATAATGGTCAACATGATGCTCAGGAAGTCATAGTCTGTATGATCGATATATTAGAAAACTCAATTGGTCAGGAATTTATCCAGAAGATTTTCAACGGAAAGGATGTCCAAGAGACCGTCTATCCAGGTGGTAAATCTCAAAAGGAAAATAGTTTCACGACTGTTATTCTTGAACCGACTGAACCAACTTCTCTCACTAATTTGATTTCTAAATTGCAAAAGTATGAAGGAATATCTGGTTACACGGATGACGAAGGCAAGACCCACCATGTGGCTGCCGTCGGAAGAAAGATAACCCATTGGCCACGGGTGATTGGTTTTACGTTTTCAATGTATGATCGCAAATTTCCAATTGAAATTCCTGAAGAATTTGAGGGCCACAGATTATATGCGGCTGTTATCCATCAGGGAATTCAGTGGGGTGGGCACTATGCCCTTATTGTACGGCGTTATGACAAATGGTATCTAAAAGATGACGATAGTGTCACTGAGCTTAAGGAGCCTCCACGGTGTGGGCCTTTCTATATGGCTTGGTACAGGTCTTAACGGCGAGTGCGCTTGCGGTTGCCACCTGGTGACCGGCGGACGGTGGGGCTGCGGCCGCGCTTGCGTGGGTTATTGATATTCATTGGCGAGCCGGCGTTAATGTGCATGGCCGCCAGCATGAGTGCCAGGCGGTTGACCTGGGAGGGGGACATGCGGTTGTTGCGGCCAAGGCGGGCGGGCGCTGAGGAAGCGCGGCGGAGTGGGGGCGTCATTTAATATTAAACGACATTAAAAAATTCCTCAAGCCTGATAGCCTCGCGCAGGTTGATGCATGTTCTGAAATAGGTGCGTCGGTTGTTGGGGTGGGACTTGTCTGTTCTGACCTTGACGAGATACCACCCATTATCCCCATAACCGCACTCAACTATAGACTTGTCAGGGAGGTCCCATGGCGTGTACAATTCAACCTCCTGGAAAAGTTCCCCACGATCCTGTACTAACAGGTCCTTCTTATTTCTAATTTGAAAATCAACCGTAATGCGTTCATGGGGCTTCCACTTGAACATCGTCTCGTGGGTACCCATGCGGATAGGTTCGTTAATAGGCGTCATAACAATACCATCAGTTTCATATTCAAATTGATCAAGTGGCTTGAGGTCCTTGATATTCTCGAGAGGGATCATCGTCTTGACGCGCATTTCCCACTTGTCCTTTACAGTCTTGATGACGGACTTGACCGCCTGTGTCGCCTTTTCAAGGCGCGTGGTAAGCGGCTCGGCACGGAGATCAACGCCCTTGACGCGGACAGCGTCATACACCGAAAAAAGCCACTTTTTATTTTTCAATTCAACAAATTCGCCATCAAGAATTGTATCCTTCGGGAAGGTGGGGATGGTCCGAGTTTCTTGAATATCGAAATTGCGATTAATAAGATAGACTTCCTTCGATCCCGGAGGGCACAAAAGCATATGCCTTACCCCGTCCGTCTTTTCACACACGAGGTAAGGTTGTTTTTTTAGTAAAGGGAAATGTCTCCGTTCGATGGAGATTGGCTGAGGCCCTGGAAACCGGGAAGGGTCGAACCCATCCGTATTCCAGGACTTTTTAACAAAAGCCTTCAGGTCTTCCATTTTTCTTAATTTATTCGCGCGCGTTCCTTTTAAGCGTTCAACTTGATCCCACCCATCTCGAGGATGTTGCCGAAACACTCGTGAACATAGTGACACACAACATCTGATGTAGTGAACGCACCCACCTTGATACCGTTATTTATCAGCGTCTTAAACATCTCTCCGTCATCAGACAGTGGAAGATTAATGGGAACCTTGCCTTGGCGAAGTTTCTTGTCCACAGGCTTGGCGTCCATGGACCATACACGCGCACTCGTTTTGGTCACGTCATAAATATCATCCACGATTTTCTTACCAACTTCGGTATCGAACACAAGACCGCGCTGATGGACCGGCTCAGTCGATCCCTCTCGCGTACGCTTCACAAAGCGATCCCAGTCAATCCCCTCCTTCACTGCCGGAAATACGAGAATTTGAATACCCTTGTCAAATGGCTCGATAGCCTTGATGATAGAAGCCTCGTCGATATTAGTCCCGTAATCCAGCCACATAATTCGCTCACCACTCTTAATCATCTTCGGCAGGCTAGACTTGTCAGTCACGAAATGAATTTCGACGTGATGCCCGCGAACCATACACTGCATGTGCATATTCATCATCGTGTGTAGAGTTGTACCGGCTATAGACTTATTTCTGGTAACTGCGGCTATATGGACCACCGTCATTACAAATTTATTTGGCTAAATCTTTAAGACGTTCGCTAAGTTTGCCTTGGAAACGAATATTCCCGACATGTCCAAGTACGGTCATGACATCTGCGTAAATTTTGCCGCCCATCATCTGCCACCGGCGGCAGAATGCGTAGTCCTCGGACAGGTACCGGCGGGTCTCTGGGTCGATCATACAGTCGAACACTGCACAGTACTCTTCAATGTCGCGGTTTGCGTGATCGTTCACACAGTTGAGCTCGGGGTACCGTTCAAACATCTTAGTGAATACGTCACGCTTGATGAGCATGAAACCAGTCGGGCCATCAAGCACCTCTGCAAACCCATTAATGATCTGGGTATTTTGGTACTTGAAATTCATAACGAGTGACGAGGCCACTCGGCTGAGATCTTTCTTTTCATCATTCTTGACGCTAGCCTCGGCCTGGTCGAACATTACACACTTCTTGGGGTAGACGGCAACCGACACGTCGTGGCCAGACTTGAGGAGACGGATAACGGACTCGGGGTCGAAATGAACGTCCGCATCAATAAACATGAAATATTCCGCCTTGGTTTTTTGATAAAACCGCGACACTGCCACATTACGCGCGCGGTGGACAAGCGATTCATTCTCTGTAGTGTCAAGCATCATCATAATTCCGTTAGCTACGCATACACGCTGGAGACGCAAGAGGGATTCGGCATAAGCCTGGAGACAAAGACCACCATAGCAAGGTGTACTGATGAATAACGTAGTGCTCATTATTAAACTCATCAAGTTTCCTGTTTAAGTATCGCAGTTCGAACAATATTCTCGATTTTGTTTAGAGTGGGGCCGGACACGTCGCAAATCTTGCAAATCTCGGGCTTGCTAATAGCGTAGTTTAGTCTTGTCAGGATGACGAACATAACTGCGCAAGCAATAGCCTTTGGTGTCCGCCCCATGAGGTCGACGTTGTCATTCAGCGCTACGCACGTGTTTTTGATCTTCATCCGGACCCGACCGCACTCGGCCTCGGGCACGCACGTCACCTGTGTGAAGAAGCGTGGGATGAGGTCTGCTGGCGTTGTGACGTGCACCTCCGTCTCAGGGATCTGCTCCTGGAAAATATCAAATGTGCGACTAAGATCGCGCTGAGGAATTCCAAACGCATCGGCAATCTCTTGTGTAGTGCGAGAAATATTGTGCTCACGGCACGCCTGGAAGATGCAGTTCGCCTTGATGCCGTTGCGGACGGCACCACGGGTCAGCACATTCTCGTTAAACTTGCGGTACTTAATCTTGACGGCATACATGACTGTAGGCGGCAAGCCGAGCACAGTCTGACCAATTCTGTCCAGATCAGCGTAGGCGTGAAAGAGGCTCCGATCCCGGTGGTTCATGGAATGGTTCCGGTCGATGCGCGCCAGCCTCTTGAGGGCCCCAGACCCGCCATTTTGCACCTTCATAATTGTTCCAGAATTCCAGGCGGCGGAAAAATGGTCGAGGTTGGTGGGGGCGCCGACGCGCGAAGGGTCAGGGCCCTCGTCAGCGCCGCTCGTCCACTCAGGCTCATCAGAGATAAACTGGTCATCGACGCGTCCGCACTCTTCACACACGGGGAGGCTGTACATAGTACCACCCGGCAAGTTTTCTATGTTGAAAGATTTCCGGCCACCGCAAACGCAGAAAAATTCCGCGTACGGGTCCGGCTGCTCGTCGGTTGACGACGAACTTCTCAGTTCGTCGCATATGTGCCATATCCGGTCTAGGTCCATTTGCGCTTGTTTAGTCGTAGGGTGCGCCAGGGAGCCGGGCAAAAAACCTACTTTTCTAGTAATGGCGACGCCCGCAGTTCCTCCAGTTGTCGATCACATCCAGCGAACTAAGATCCAGGATGCTATTCAGAGCGGTCCATTTAACATTTTCAACATTCTCGCGATTGTCGTGATTATTGTTCTCGGGTTTTATCTGTACAAGCGTTTCACGGCCAAGAAGCCCAAGTTTAACTTCCCAGCAGCTCCTCCAGCCCCTCAGATGAAGACGGCTCCGGCGCCTATTATCGAGGAGGAAGAGGATGAGGCCCCAGCCGAGGACCCCGAGCCTTCAAAGGAGGATTGAATCAACCACGTCCCACTTGAGACAGCTCGTCGCATCTAGGAACAGGTCGCGCTTCATAAGTTTTTTGAGTTTCTTTTCGGGCAACTTGGTGTAATTAGCATAAATCTGGCGAAAACGTTTCATGTACATATCGAAATTATTGACGTGATCTTTGATCTCTTCGTACTTCCCCCAAACCCCATCCGTGTTCAGCTGATGAATGAGCACGTATGAGTTTTCGGTCATATGACGACTGTAGCCACCCAGCAGCAAAAATGTAGCTGCACTCGCGCAGCACCCATCTGCGATCGTGCGCACCTTAACGCGCTTCATAGACTGGATGGCGTCCATACCACTCCATCCCGCAAAAATGTCCCCTCCGTCACTGCGGATGAAAAGACGGATGACGGGCTTTGTAGTGATATTAAGATCAAGATACTTCTTCAACAGATCTAGCTCGAGCGCCCGGAGCTTCATGATAAGCTCACGGATAGTAAGCTCATTTACTTCACAGTAAAAGTACACATCAGAACCCTGAACCTTCACGTACTGCTCTTCCGCGTCGGCACAGTTGCACTCGCAGCTAGACATTTCTTTAGTGAACTAAGTGTTCTAGCTTTTATCTTCCGTGTTGAAAGGTGGTTCATGACGTCAAGGTCCTGTGGTTCTATCCCGTACTCCTTGAGCATCTCTACATTTTCGATATCTGCATATATTTTTAGAGTGGTAATATCGTCGAGTGTCAATTCACGCCACGGTTGCCTTTTCGACATTGCAGATATACGCTTGGCCCTCATGCACATATTCTGGTGTTTCGTCCAGACGCTGCCGGGTCGCATTCTTGACGCGTCAAGTGTGTGTCCTATCTCACTCGCCGGATATATACACCCGAAAAAACTATAATAACCTGACAACCCCCAATTTCCTTCGTATAATTTTGCATCAAAAATATCAGCAACACTTATCATCTCGGCCACACTGGCGTAGTCTACATTTTTCGCATCCACGTAATTTTCCTGAATTATTGCCACTATGTTTCCAGGCTCCGACAAATGGTGCCCTATATAATGAGCCGGATTAGCCGTCGTATTTTTAGAAATCAATTTAGCAAGGAAATCCCTGGGAGTTTCAAAAGCGTCCTTTGCATCAGACTTGAAATTCATTCCCTGAATTACATGACGTAGATCACCGTTTGCCTCTTTGACCAAGTCATCAGGGGCGTCAGGTATTATCCTTTTGATATCATTAAAACTAGGTACAGGAAAATTCCAGACCTCAATTGGGAAATCAAATTTGACTGGAATTTGTGAAATGATTATAAACTGTCCCTGTGAAGGCGGCTCCTTTATTTCCCAAAGCCCAACCAGGTCACATAGGGCTTCGTACTCGTCTATCACCACAGGCAGGTCAGATGAGCGCGCTCGCTCCAAAAAGTCCAGGGTTTTCTGCTTCGTCTTGAGGATGTCAGCATTCAGGTCTATGACGCGACCCTGATACGCGTCAGCGACCGCCCACGTCTTACCTATCCCAGATTTTCCCAAAATACACACGGACCTCCCCATACTCGTCAAATTAGAATTTGAAATATGTCGACTAGATTTAAGAAATCGATCCATGGTCGAAGTCGATGAAGATGAGTCTCTTACTAGACAAGTCTTAAATATGGTTCTCGAAAATAACGCAGTCATGCCATGGTTAGTTGGGTGGATGGTATTTAACATAGTAATATTTATTTTGATGACCTACGTGGCCGTCAGAATTACCTTGAAATAATAGTAAGATGACAGTACCGCTCAGGAAAAGTGGGGATGGCGTCCACAAGTGGATGGTCCAGGTGGATGGACACACGGTTCACTTTGGCCGTAAAGGCTACTCGGACTACACTATACACAAGGATCACGCACGTATGTTGAGATATCTTGGCCGGCATATAAAGAGAGAAAACTGGACCAAGGCAGGGCGCACTACAGCGGGTTTCTGGTCGCGTTGGCTGTTATGGTCCGAACCAAATCTTCGTCAGGCAATCAAGCGAACTGAAAAAGTGCTTGGACCTAAATATAAAATAAAATTGTTGATACGTAATAAGTAATGGACGGGATTTCATTATTGATAGCAATATTGATACTCGCCCTTGCACTGCTGTCGACGGCCCAGTCAGCCATTGCCGTCAAGGTTTACTATGACACCAAAAAGGCCCATGACACAAACTTCAACTTTTCAGCAACCATGCTTGCACTTGGCCTCGTGGTAACAGTTGGAACATTGATTTACATGTATCAGGGCCTGAAGGCGCCCGCAGTCAGCCAGGCACCGAGTACAGTTGCCGGCTCGGCAACTCCAGCGCAGACGACGGCACTTGGTCAGGTGACGTCACTCGAGAAACAACTTGAGCAGGTGGCCAACTTGCGTGGCCGTCAGGCTGCGAACGCGGCCCGCGCTGCACAGGCCGCACAACAATTGCGTGCTCCACTTATAGATTTAAGCCAAGGTGCTAAATAGATGTTGATTGGTCTCGTAGGACGATCACGCGTGGGCAAGGATACAGTTGCTCAAATATTTTCAGATAAATACAAACTTAAACGACTTGCACAACCAGTAAAGGACGCATGTAAGGTACTTTACGGGTGGGACGATTTTATATTAGAAAGTGACCTGAAAGAAATGAAGGACGAAAAATGGGGTCTAACCCCTCGCCAAGCCATGGTTAATCTGACGAATTCGCTAAAGAAATTGAATGGATCGGATTTTTTTGTTCGTAGATTTTTTGATACATGGGATGGATCTCCAACGGTCATACCTGATGTTAGGTACATATCAGATGTAAATGAAATTCATTCACGCGGAGGAATTACAATAAAGATTGAAAGAGACGGGGGACCTCGACACGAATTTGAAAACGAAATTGATGATATTAAAACTACATATGTCATTCAGAACAGCGGAAGTGTCTCGGACTTGATCAATGCTGTGAAAGATCTACAGTCTGGGTCTCACCCGACGCCCGACAACTGACGGCCGCCGACAGTGCGGCGAAAGCCTGAGGGGTCTTGTTGGCCTCATAAGTCATAGTCGCACCTGGAGCAATACCCAGGGCGCCACCAACCGCGAACGCATCCTGGTTCGCACCAAGGTACACGAACTCCCAACCGTCCTTGGTGCGCTCCGTAATCAGATCCTTGATATGAGCCTTGGTGTACTCGTGGCTCGCGTTCTCGTGACCGTCAGTGAAGATAATTACAAGAGGAATTGTCTGCGTCTTGATAGTCTTGATAGCCTTGCCGATGGCGTCAAACAGGGCGGTGGAACCACGCGGCTTGAACGTCTCGCGCGAAAGAGGCTCAACCTCAGCAATAGGCTTGGCCTCATATGAGACCATGTACTCGTGGTCGAACTGGATCAGGGTCATAGTACCTCCGTGCTGCTTCTGCTCATTCAGAAACGCGTTGAAACCACCGATGGTGTCATCCCAGCAGCTCTCCATAGAACCCGAACGATCGAGGATGAAGATGCGGTCCATTGTCTTTGCTCTACTACTTCATAGGTTCTACCCTTTATGCCATCCAATGGGCAACATCAAACAGCCTACGGTCCATGTTGAACGGACCCTCCAACATCTTTTGCTTTAAAAACTCCTCCGTAACCTCGGACCAATCTTTTACAATTATCGCACCGAATTTAAGATGCAAATCGTCAAGCCCTGACGAGAGAATGATCGGACGCGCACCATGCCACGCAGCTTCGTAAAAACGATGAGTATCTAAGCCATTACCGTACGGGCATATTACAAAAATGCTCTCTGACAGGCGGGCATGATATGTGATACAAGAAAGTGAATTCTCACTCACCACAAATGATTTATCTGAAAAATAGATGGCGCACTTTTCCCGCATTACAGTGTAACATGTGTGAGCCGCATTCATTATATCACGGTGATACCAAAAATTAGAGTAACAGAAAATTCTCTTGTCAGATGGACGGATGTGATCTATGACGTACGGATTAAAAAAACCCAATGGAATTTTTGTTATCATGTCATCTTCAAATTCACAATTAACTGCATAAATATGTGAAACTATATCTTTCACGGAATAAAACATCTGTCGTGTAAAACTCCGGTCGGTATTCCCGTACACAAGCTTGAACTTTTTAGGGAGCTTTTGAAGGAAAGGTTTAATAGACTGATCGAATGCCCATCCTTCACCTGTAACAAAAACAGCGCCCACGTCACAATCAAGTTTGTACTGTCTGGAAGGGTTATATATTGGGTCTATTATGACGTCGCATGCATTTACCCACCCATCCGTACTTATGTACATTTTTTATTTAGAACTTTTTACCTTTAGGTAGGCGTTTGGGTCGGATCTTGAGTGGAACTGCTGAAAGTTTGCGAATTGGAGCAAAAGCCTTACGGCCATAAAGACTAGTGTCATTCCGACGCACGACATAGGAGTTCCGCATTGTCAGAAAAAACCGCCGGCCTTTCCGGTCGTAGTAACGAGTTGAGCTTTTCACTACAAACTGGCGCTTGGCCGGCTTTACAGCCTCACCGATGAGGGCACGCAGGCGGGTGACACGTGGCACTGGTCGGGTGGCCTCTTTCATGAGGGCCAGAGCACGGGTCCGCTTGACTTCGGGAAGTTTACCCTGGTTCAGGAGAGCTGCTGAGCGCTTCTTGACCAGACCCAGGAGGAGCTCGCGGCGAGACATTTGAAATTACGCGAGAATAAAATCTAAGGTACCCCTAGAAGTCCAGTACTTCTGATGGTCGGGGGACGAGATCTAAACGATCTCATCCTCACACACAAACCCGAAGATAGTTTTTACGTTTACGAATTGGAAACTCTAAAACGGGCGCACCATGAGTGGACGCGGGCATTCCCGACCATCCGTCCATTCTACGCCGTCAAGTGCAATCCAGATGAGCGCATTGTCGCAACCCTCGCCGCTCTGGGTGCTGGGTTCGACTGCGCAAGTCCCACAGAAATAGACCTTGTGCTGGGTCTAGGCGTACCAACTGACCGTATCATCTACGCCAATCCTTGCAAACGCATGTCAGACATTGTGCATGCACGGAAAAACAACATAAATCTGACCACATTCGACAGCGTCTGTGAACTTCAGAAAATAGCATCGAAATATCCTGAGAGCAAAGTGGTTATTCGCATTCGTGCCGATGACCCCGAAGCCCGGTGCAATTTAGGAATTAAATATGGGGCCGAAGAAAAGGATTGGGAGACCCTGCTCAGCATGGCACAGCGCCTATGTCTAGATGTCGTAGGGGTGAGTTTCCATGTTGGATCTATGGCCAAAAATGCGTCCGCCTTCTGTGAAGGAATTTCACGCGCCAAAAAGATTTCCATTATAGCTGAGAATTTCGGATTTAAATTCAGAATTCTGGACATCGGTGGAGGGTTTTCTTCCACAAACGTTTTTGACCTCGGACCAGTTCCCAACTCAATAAATCAGTGTCTGGCGGAGAATTTCGGAAATGAAATTGAGGTGATTGCTGAACCTGGCAGGTATTTTGTCGAACACATGGCGACACTCGTGACTGACGTCATGGGCACAAAACCAACTGGTATCACAATTTCGGAATCTCTTTACGGGGCTTTCAATTGTAAACTGTTCGATCACGCAGACCCTGAATTTTACTTTCTAAATTCAGAAGGGAAATTAGAGACTAAAATGATTTTCGGATCCACATGTGATGGAGGTGACCTCATATGTAAAGAGGCCCAAGTGCCGTCAGGGGTAGGTGTGGGATCGTGGATGGCCTGGCCACGGATGGGTGCATACACATCAGCAGCCACAACATGCTTTAACGGAATTCCTTTTAATAACCGGTTAAAGATTTACATTTAAGAAATTACATAATGGCATCCGAGGATACCCCCAAGAAGCCCAAGTCCATGGATCTTTTTATGATCCTCGATCGCGTCCGTCAGTATAATGCGATGGTCCTGCCCGTCGCAGCCATCTTTGTGATGCGGTGGATCCTGGCACCGAGTACTTCAACGACAATTATTTTTCAGGAGCAGTGTGGGAATTAGCGAACAAGCAAATTTCCCAAATAGATCCCACCGTCGGACACCACAACTTGTGGTCCTTCGGTTCGTCTGTATTGAAATAGACAGGGGCCCAGTTCGGGAGCCATCGGGCCGTCCCGAGATTTTTTAGGGAATCGTCAACAAATATATGCTGCATATTTACTGGAAAATATCGATAAGCCTCCGTCTCTGGCTTGAGCCACGTGCGAGGACACTGTACATTAATCTCATCACTAATTGCACGGGCGACTGGTAGCGCCCATGCACTTGGCGAATTTGTAAATAGGGTGACATTCCAACCATTTTTCACAAGTCCATGGATCTCCTCAGCCTCTTTTTGGAATTCAGTTCCGTAAATAACTTCGGCCAGGTGATTTAGAAGACGGCGGTCGTAAACCTTCTCATTGAAATCAGTTGTGTCAATTTGAAAGGCGTCCCGGAGACCACGGGCCGTGTGACCATGTGCGAGATACAAAATCTTGTTCACATTTTCTGGGTCCTTTGCTTCGGGGAGCTTGTGCCGAATGTACTGTACACAATTGTCTTTGACGTGGTTGAGCAGCGCCTTGTCACGTACAAGGACGCCGTCAATGTCGAGCAGCAGGGACTTGTTCATTTGTAGAAAGGCTCGTGATTTATTTAAGTAATACACCAAGCTCATCAATTGACTGAATTGTCGGGAAAATTCCTGTAAACTTGTCAGTGAAATGATAGGCTATGAAGTCTCTGTCGTGCACAATCGGAAGTAGATTGGTGAGTTTGTCGTCGACTATGATGTGAGGTCCGTAGAGGCCGTCCGTCGCGGCTTCATACGCACGTGGATCAGGGAGGTGGAACCCAGCGTTCGACGGGATGTACACGTCACAGCGGGGATCGATGGCCCATGCGATCGGCGCCGTCCACGCCAAGGGTGCGTTTGAAAAAAGGGTTACGGTGTGCTCATCATCATTGATGAATTCTTGTACAGGCCTTTTTGTGTCATGGTAAAATTCATCAGATTTGAGATGGGTAGTAAGATGGTGAAGCAGGCTACGATTATAAACCTTTTTGTCAAAGTCGGAAAAGTCCTCGAGGGGGTACATGTCGCGCAGGCCGAGTTTCACATGACCCCAGTGGCGCTCAAGTGAGGCTGTAAATGCACGAGGGTCCTTGACGTCCGGGGCGCGCAGACGCACGTATTCTTCCATATTACATTTGACATGGGCCAGAAGAAGTTTGTCCCGTACGGTGACCCCAGTGGCGCCCAGAAGGATGTGCATTTTCTGAAAGGTGAATGTAGTATTTAAGTAGTTAAAGTCTACAAACTACTATCAAATAGAAATGGCCCTCAATGTCCGCAAGCTGGTTCCTCATGCAACTCTTCCTGCGCGCGCCACCGCTGGCGCCGCTGGCTACGATCTCTTTTCCGCTGACGGGTATATTATCCTACCAGGCCATCGAGTGGTTGTCTCGACCGGTATCACCGTCGAGCTACCACCCGGAACCTATGGTCGCATTGCACCTCGTTCTGGACTGGCCGTAAAGCACGGCCTGGATTGTCTTGCCGGTGTCATTGATCCCGATTACACTGGCGAGCTAAAGGTTGTTCTTCTGAACACAGACGGCCGCAATCCATTCGTCATCCGTCCAGGGTACCGCATCGCTCAGCTGATCCTCGAGAAGTACGAGACCGTCGATGTGGTCGAGGTGCCCGGTGAGTGCACTGCCCTGACCACCGAGCGCGGTGCGGCCGGCTTCGGTTCCACCGGTTTTTAAATCTGCTAATACCAGATGAAGCAAACACCAGAAAATTTTATAAGATTTATCATTTATGGGGTCTTGGCAGTTCTCGCCACATTCGTACTCACGGGTGATTTTATGCAGACCCAACTCGTAAATGCACCAAAAAATAACCCCATCGTAAAATTCCTGGCCCGTGACATATCCAACGAAGGCAGACAGTTCGGCCCTAGAATTTTTACGCTCTGGAACATTTCACACATTCTTTATTTTGGGTTAGGCGCTTATTTGTTCCCCGATTATGTCGTCCAGTTGTGGTTCCTTGGCGTCCTTTGGGAGGTTGTCGAGCACTTTACCAATCATATGGCTAACCCCCTGGACATCATGTGGAACACCATTGGAATTTTCATAGGTCTGTACCTGCATAGAGAATTAAAGCGCTAAATAAGAAAGGAATGACAACTTTCCAAGCAGTTGCTTGGGAGGGGTCGGACCATGAAGACGGTAAATTCGTCATTAGAATTTACGGACGGCAAGCAGATGGCAAGTCAGTTGCTCTCGGCACCACTTTTCGTCCGTACTTTTATGTCAAGCTACGAGTTCAGCATAGTTTTCCTGATTTTGCTGCATTAATTCGAAAGAGGTTTCAACCTACCGAAATCAATGAGGTTCGAGCCAAGGATCTATGGGGGTTCCAGAACAATCTCCTTTCGCGATTTGTTCGGATTGAGTTCGACACCATGAGGCAAATGCGCTTCTGTGCGTACGGTCTTCGCAAATCAGACACTGAATTTGGAAAGCTCAAACTTTACGAAACGAATATCGACCCTGTCCTCCGGTTTATGCACGTGACGGGAATTCGTTCGACCGGCTGGCTGACGTGTGACGCTACCGAACCCGATTACGATACAACGTGTGACATTAATCTATGGGCTCCGGAACACACAAATATCAAGCCAGTTGATCGAGATGACGTGGCACCCCTTAAGATTATGTCATTTGATATTGAGTGCTATTCAAAGTCTGGAAATTTTCCAGACCCTATGAAAACCGAAGACTGCGTTTTCCAGATTGGCATGACGACGCGAAATTTTGGGTCGGACGCACCTATGGAGCGCAAGTGTCTGTGTCTCAAAGAGACTGGTGGACCAGATGCAGAGAGTTTTGATACCGAGAAGAAGCTGCTTCAGGCTTTTGAAAAGTATCTGATCAAGACGGACCCTGATATCATTACCGGCTGGAACATCTTTGGGTTCGATCTCGAGTTTCTGCAGGTTCGTGCAGTCAAGAACAAACTTGCACCGACATGGGGGAGGTTCAAAGACAGTCCGATCGAGCTGGTCACAAAGAACCTTTCGAGTTCTGCACTCGGAAATAACATGCTCAAGATGGTTCCGATGCGTGGCCGGTACGTCTTTGATCTTTTCCAAGACGTGAAGCGTGAGCACAAGCTCGAGAGTTACTCACTGAACAACGTGTCGAAGCATTTCTTGAAAGATCAGAAAAATGACATGCCGGTCAAGGAGATCTTTTCGAGGTTTGCGGAGGGCGACGCAGCCCGGCTCGGTGAGGTGGCCGAGTACTGTCTGAAGGATACCGAGCTGCCACACAAGCTACTTGACAAGCTCTGTCAGATCCAGAACCTCGTGGAGATGGCCAAGGCGTGTTGGGTCCCGTTAGCTTTCTTGAGTGAGCGCGGTCAGCAAATCAAGGTGTTTAGCCAGATGGCCTACAAGGCTCGTGAATTGAATTTTATCATTCCAACCTTCGACAGAGGACCGACACTTGATGATGACAAGTATCAGGGTGCGACGGTTCTGGATGCACAGACGGGCGCATACTATTCACCAATTACTGCACTCGACTTTGCGAGCCTGTATCCAAGTATCATGTGTGCCCATAACTTGTGCTACTCAACGCTCGTGATGGATCCGAGGTTCGACAACCTTCCAGGCGTCACGTATGAGCAATTTGGACCTCACAGGTTTGCCCAGAATGTGCCGAGCCTGTTGCCTATTATTTTGACAGACCTGAAAGCCTATCGCAAGAAGGCGAAAAAGCTGATGGCCCAAGCAGAAGGGACACCTATGGAGGCGATTTACAACGGTCAGCAATTGGCTTATAAAATTAGTATGAACAGTATTTATGGGTTTACTGGCGCGTCTAAAGGCATGCTTCCCCTGGTCGCAATCGCATCAACTGTTACTATGCGAGGACGACAGATGATTGAAGAGACCAAGACGTATGTCGAGGAGAACTTCCCGGGTGCCAAGGTCCGGTACGGAGATACGGACAGTGTGATGGTCGAGTTTGACGTCCAGGGGCGGAAGGGACAGGAGGCGATCGACTACTCGTGGCAACAGGGTGAGCAGGCTGCCGAGCAGTGCACGAAGCTTTTCAAGGCTCCAAACGACCTCGAGCTCGAGAAGGTCTACTGCCCTTACTTTCTGTACTCGAAGAAGCGATATGCAGCCAAAATGTACGAAGGCAAGTCGAACAAAGATGGCACACCCGTTCTGAAAGAGGATGGCACACGGCTCGTTATTTTCAAAAAGATTGATGTCAAGGGTCTACAGGTGGTGCGCCGCGACAGCTGTCCTTACGTTCGCGAGACGCTGAAACAGCTGCTCAACATGGTCCTCGAAAGTGACGATCCTAAACCTGCTGTAAATTTTGCAAAACAAAGTGCAAAAGACCTGAAAGCAGGACTTGTGCCCATTGAGAAATTGTTGCTATCCAAGCAGCTTGCGTCTGATTACAAAGTGAAGATGCCTCACGTAGAGGTGCGTGATAAAATTCGTGCACGGGCTCCAGGGTCGGAGCCTCAGCAGGGTGACCGTGTCCAATTCGTGATTGTCGAGGGGCGGGGTCGAATGTTCGAGAAGGCGGAGGATCCAGAGTGGGTCAAGACAAATGGTCTAAAAATTGATTACGAGTACTATTTCGGTCATCAGCTCAAAAAGCCTGTATGCGACTTGCTTGAACCTCTCGTGGGAGGCAATCCAGAACAGGTCATATTTGCGCCCAAGGTGAAGACCATGACGGACTTTTTCAGTTTAAGACCAGCGCCTAAAATAGAGTAAGATGGAAACGCAGATCCTCGCACTGATCGAGGAGGAGGTGAAGCGGCGTGTAGCCGTTCGCCTTTCAAAAGCGCTCGAGGTTATTTCAGAACTGTACTCAGTACCACTAGCACGGTTGATCAAGGATACGGCGCATGTGGACGCCTCGTTTTGTCAGGGCGTAAATAAGAGCGGAAAGCGATGTCTAAAGGAACCTCACGCGAATGGATTTTGTAAATTTCATGCATCTCAGGCGCCCGTTATCAAGGTTCCAGCTGCTCCAGCAGCGCCACCTCCTCAAGTAGAATGGGCAAAAACATTTGAAAATAAAAACCGCTTAAACATGTAGAGCACAAATACTTCAATGAGCAAGTCGGATGTCCTTCTTGAAAGCTTAACCCGTTTCTTTTCAGAAGACAAACATTCAGAACAGCTCAAAGATATCCTTTCTCACCGGAAGGGTATTTCTTTGCGTAATTTGGAATGGTTTGTAACGAACTATGCAAAGAATAGGCACGTGACTTATACCGCGCCCAATGGAAAATTTTTCACGGTCCATGTAGCATACAAGTCCAGCCTCGATGGTTACTCGAAGAAACTCTTCGACCCCTTTTGTCGTACCGAGCGCATTTCGTTTATGGGTCTTACGACGACCGTAGCGCAACTGAATTTCATCCGGTGGTGCATAACGAATGGAATTATCGAGTACCTGATTACACAAAAGGGAGCCTTGCAAACCCCCCCTGAAATTCCAGAATGCTGTACCCATAATAAAACACGTACAGATTGTATCCTTGCGTAATTTCACTCGAATATTGCTGCGAAAACTGTAAAGCGAGCCGCGTTGTCTGCGAGTTCAATTTAGAAAAATTGACATACCCCCCCTGATTGTACTCTTTTGGATTGAGCCCAAATGAGTACATGTAGATACTCTTGGACGGAATTGAAAGGCCGTGTTCCATAGGCTGCTTAAATGAATAATACAGTGAACCCTGGAAAGTGCTCAAGATGTCAACGTTGTTCAATGTAATTTTAGCACTGTCAATCACGTCAATGTAATTCACTAGACCAGATACGAAATTCAAAGGAACCGCCGTCTGAATATAATTTGTCGTATACCCGTAGTTGTACCGTGCATCATAATATCGTCCGTCCTGAACTCCTTCATATTTCTTGTTTCTAATGAACCATGTGATCATCTGAACAGGGAAACTTGCGGTCAGTTGGATTTGGGGATTAGTCGATGTGAAGGACAGTGTGGATTCCTTACGCACCCTGTTCACTATGAAACGGAGAGGCGTGGTTTTATAAAAGAGGCGCTCTTCATCCGTCAATTTGATTTCCTCAAATATGAGCGAAGGATTTAGGATATCCTGAACCGGCAAATCGTTCGTGATCCAGACCCACGGATTAAATTGAATTTTTATGTACATCTTCTGGTTCCATAAAGCACATAGTGGGAAGTACGGCCGTCGGATCCGTTCATGCTCTTTATTGCCATGAGAATACCTGCGACAGAAGAAGAACTCCAAAGGTACGATGACATTCGTGGTGGAGGTAGAATTAACATTTGAATTTAATCCGCCATTTACCGCACCGAACATGGCAATCTGTTCGTCCGCATCCAAAAACACCTGATCATGGATATAGAACCAGTCGTCGTAAATAGTTTCTACGACTGTGTCATTAATAATGAAATCAACCTGTTTTATTATAGCCCGACCAACTTGATTTGTGTAGGCATTCGATGTGGATGTCAGCCCTGGCAATGTGCATTTGAAATACATATTTGAAAGGAGATCTCCTAGCTCTTGAGGGCGGAACTCGAGTGTGATTGTTTGACCCAAGAATGAATTACCTGAAATTGGCACGTTTCTCTGGTACATCACAAAGTTTGAATGTTGTGGGAAATAGGTGTTCCAGTCTGTATCGTCTTTACCACTGACGTATTTTTCTTGAGGACCAATTGCGTACAGTGACATCGTGGTTGCTGAATTGAAACCCGTTTTAGTCAATTCTTTGTATTCTTCTTGAAAGCTCGGAGTGTCCTTCACGTCCCCAAGGTCACGGAGAGGGGCCGGGTTCCCTCCCATGATATTCTGACTGACCGTCACAACCTGATTTACTTCATCAACATTACTAGTACTGATCGATGCACCATATTGAGTTGCGATTTTCATCGGCGCCTGGACGGTGGCGGTCGTGTACACAGGATTTGGTGTGTTGGGAACCGGGTATTCTGTATTCAAAAACGCATATGCTATGTAACTATTCGATATAAGCTGACGGCGCTTACCAGGCACGGCGACCGACCCAGTCACCACATTTCCTGGAATTGTCGAGAATGAATTGACCGTCACATTACCCGTCACGGTGGGGAGGCCCTTCACCGTCCATCCCTTTGTGAAATTGAAAGGCGCTGCTGCTGTCATATAAAAGACTGGCATGTGTCGATCCACCATATAAAACCCAGTTATCGTGCCGTTATAGACGGATGAAAGGAAGAAACTCGTCGTATCAGGTGGATAAAGAACAACACCAGTCGCATAGTGTGTACCTACGATGGCCTGGACTGTATCAGTTTGGAATTCGAAATACCAATTGTAAGGCTGGACTATGTATTTTTCAGCCTTCACCCCTCCAGGTGTGTTTGCAGCTTTGGTAATAATTATGTTACCAGAAACGCCCGTCATGCCGCTGACCGTCCATCCCGGGCTGATGGGTGCGAGTTGAGTTGGCGTCAACAGGGGCCATGCTGTTGTAGCATAAAATGTAATTGTGTTTGATGAAGTTACTTTATAAAATCCATTGACTTGGACGGGGGTGGGTGGCTGCCCGGTGGATGTAGGATCAGCCGTAGGGGTTGCTGGGGCCTGTTGAGGTGCGCGCGAAGGTGGCTTCGGGGGTCTGAAAAACCTGAGTAGATCTACATACAGGTCATTCATTCCTAACTACAAATTGTTGAGGTTATTTTTCCACATATGCACCACACTCATCGCCTTGAGTGCTGCACGCTCATCCACCTTCTGCTGCCGTGCGGCGTTCAGTTTGGCCACCTCCTCCTTTGTGTACTGATAAGTCTTGATGTCGAGTAGCTTGGGCCAGATTGCCTCGGCGAATTTCTCGCGCCGAAGTTGCTTGTGGATCTGTTCCAAGGGCACATTGAAGACGTGCATGCGGGGGGTGACAGCCACCGCATCAATGAAACGAGCCTTTTCGGACAGCCACTGAATTTGTACATCAAGTTCCTTGAGGAGGTGGGCCTTCCGCTGTTTGTAAATTCCAACTCGAATATCAATATAGTCCACAAGGATCTCCTCAGGGCTTGCGTATTTCTTCACAGCGCCATTAGGGCCGATCAGATACATATTGCTGGTGTGAATTGTCTTGGTCAGACCGAGATCACGGTACATGTTATCCTCACTTCCGGACCACCCCCAGATGCGAAAGTCGGGTGCAGTCTCCGACGAGTGATTTTCGTACTTTTGAATTGTTCCCTTTTCACAGAGGTCATCGAGGAACTCCTTGTAGTCCTGGATCCACTTTCCAGGGGGTAATTCGGTGACGTGAATTTGAGACCCCTCCTTGACTGCGATGCCGCTGAGGACCCACGTGTGGTCCTTGGTCTTTGTTGTACTGCCCCGAAATCCCTTGAAGTGAGGCGCCATGGGCACCATCGCCACCTGATCAAGGGCGCAGCGAATGTTGTGCTTGATTACATCGACATTGTAAGGTGGCACGTAGCAACTGAACCCCGTTCCGATGCCTTCTGCGCCGTTCACCAATATCATCGGAAGCACCGGACTGTAGAACACCGGCTCGACCCGCTGACCGTCATCAAAATTGTACTTGAGCACCGCATCGTCCGACGGGTCGAAAATCTTGCGCGTCGAAGGTGCGAGACGGGTGAAGATGTAACGGGAGCTCGCAGCATCCTTGCCACCGGCGAGCCGGGTCCCAAACTGTCCAGATGGCTCGAGTAAGTTCAGATTATTTGCACCGACAAAGTTCTGCGCAAGGTTGACAATAGTGCCCTGGAGGGACGCCTCGCCGTGGTGATAGGCCGTTTGCTCAGCCACGTAGCCCGACAGCTGCGCCACCTTCATGTCACTCGACAGGTTCTTCTTGAGGCAGGCGTATATCACCTTGCGCTGTGAAGGCTTGAGGCCGTCCGCCACGTGCGGAATGGACCGCTTGATATCTTCAGCGCTAAAGTTTGCTAGGTCACGGTGGACAAATTCGGTGACCGTCAGGTTCTGGATGTGCCCATACGGCACGCCCTCTGGTGGCGAGGCCATGTGGTGCGTCAGCCACTCCTTGCGCTCGTCAGCTTGCGTTTTGGCGAATGCGAGCACCATAGACTTGTCAGTTTCACCGTCCTGTGTGAACTTGACGGTGAGTTGCTCGATCTTTTTGAAATACTCTTTGGCCTCGACGCTCGTGGAGGTGCCCAGACCCTTGTAGTACTTCACAGTACCGCTCACAGGGGCGGCGGCCTTGAACTCCTCTTCAGTAAAGTACCACACCTTACCAGCCTTGATAACAGGCGTCACCATGCTCACCACAAACCCCAGCTCAATCAGCTTGGGCCAATAGACGTGGAACATATTCAGGACGAGACCCTTGATATGACTGCCGTCGAGATCTGCATCGGTCATAATCATGAGGCGACCGTACCGCAATTCTCTCAGTGAATTATATACCTTGCCATGTTGAAGCCCGAGGATCTTTTTCAGGTTGGAAAACTCTTCATTATCCGTAACCTGTTTAACAGAGGCGTCCCGAACGTTACGCGGCTTGCCCCGGAGCGGAAACACACCGAACGCATTGCGACCCACAACACTCAAGCCGGCAATAGCAAGCGCCTTTGCCGAGTCACCCTCGGTAATAATAAGAGTGCACTCGTGCGACTTGTGAGTACCGGCCCAGTTGGCGTCGTCGAGCTTCGGAATTCCTGTAATTCGCGACTTTTTGGACCCATCTGTTTTCTTGAGTTCCTTTTCGACTTGCGAGAGGCCCTTGGAGACGAGGTCATCGAGGACGCCCGTCGCGAGGATATCCTTGATGAATTTTGGTTTGGGCTCGATGGCGTCGGTAATCTTTGAAGTACACTCAGCCTTCGTCTGACTGGAAAAGGTTGGGTTGACGATAACCGCCCGTACAAAAACAAATAGGGCTGACTTGATCTGAGCTGGCTTGAGCGTCGAGCAACGCTTGTCCTTGCTAATTTCCTCAACGATAGTCTTGACCACCTTATCGACGTGGCTTCCTCCCTTGGTGGTTGCAATTCCATTTACAAATGAAACTTGCTGGAATGCACCACTCTTTGAGTGGGTCACCACCACCTCCCAGTTGTCCGCGTGCATTTTGGCGATAGGCGCCTCACCCACATAAGACTGAGCGTACTCGCCAAGGTTCGCCACCTTTAGCAATTTAGTATTGAAATATACCTCAGCCTTTGCACACCACATAGCCGTGTCCCACGTACGCTTTTCAACCAGTGCCCGAAAGGCTCCCGGGCCACCGAACCGCTTCCAGTCTGGCATGAAGGTAACAGATACGTACGGGACAACTTTTTCATCAGTGATCATCGGAGGGTTAACTTTGCTCATGTTGTCAGTCCAACTCTGTTCATATACTTTCTTCCCGTCACTAATTTTGATTTTGAATAGGGAACTGAAAACATTGGCGAGCTTTGCACCGTAGCCGTTCCGGCCACCCGTGACGCGTTGCTCGTCATCATTGTAATTTGAGCTCGTCAAAAGATGGCCAAAGATGAGCTCGGGGATCCAGATTTTTTCGGTCGGATGTTTCTTAATAGGAATTCCAACACCTGCATTATAGACCGTGACCAAATTATCAGACCCTAGGCGGACCTCGATATACGCCACCTTTTTGGGATGCAGAGAATGCTGGTCAATTGCGTTGACCAGGACCTCGTCAAATATCTTCACCAAGCCAGGTGAAACAGAAAGCTCAGAAAGCTTGAAGTTGCTGCCGTCTCGAACCCAGTACTGGACGGTTTCGGGAGGGAGGGACCCAACGTATGTGTCGGGGCGTTTGAGAATATGTTCAACATGTGTGAGACGTTCATATTCCATTTGTTCTACTATAGGGGGGACCCTTGGCTCTAAGCCCAGTCTTCCTCCTCTTGCAGGTCGAATGAAAGTTCGGTGTCCATTTCAGAACTATCTTCAATTACCTGCTTAATTACCTTTTCAAATTGGAGTTTATATTCACTGGGTCCCCGATAATCATGAAGATTTGCCAAAAGACCTGCACCTAAAATTTTTGTCCAATCTTTACGATCGGCTGATTTAGTTTGACGCTCCTTGAGTTCGGCAAGTTTCTTGTCGTGCAGAGAGTTTTTCTCTTCTCGAGTAAGGTCATGATAGGCCTGGGCAACTGACGCGGCTTCGTCACGGAGCACTTTATAGCCGTAGTCGGGTCCTGCATCAAAACCGCGCGCAACCTCCTTTCCATCAAAATTGTCCCACAACCAATCGCGCGCATGTGGTGGAATTTCTCCAAAATAATCTTCAAAAATTTCAAGTCCGAATTCCTCTCCTGCACACGTGAACCCATCGGGACCAATGTCCCAGCTAGTACACGGTCCCATTGATTTATTTGTTCATCTTGACTTTAACCCACCATGCCACAAGTGCGGCTATAATTGTCCATCCAGCCACATGGTCCATGCGATCCATGAACTTCTTATTTTCTTCTGGCATTTCTTCGTATTTCTGTTTATATCCCGGAGGTTTAAACGGGAGCCATACATACCTGCCAAACGGTACGGCAGTAGGTCCAAGTTTATTACGGCAATCGTACATATAATCATACCATGCCATGGCTATATACGGAAACCATAAAAGGAAAATAAGTATCCATATATTTTTATGTGGGAGATACCAATAACCACCCGCAAGAAGTGCCGTAAAAATGACGCATTTTATGTTGAACTCAAATGGTTTACCTGGAAATATTCCACCAGCCATGCTCTCTACTTATTAATAAAGAAAAAAGCCAACATAAACAACACGACAATGACGGCCATGATAATTAATGGATCAAATGTATTGTTATTCTGGTTTTCAATTGACATCGCACCTATCCAATAATTAAATGCATCTTCAACTGTGTAGACAGGCTTACCTATACTTATATTAACTTCATTGTGAACAGCGACAGACCAACTGAAGAGTTCGGGACCACTCTGTAAAGCTAATTCAATTGGATTTTTTTCAAGAACTTCTGCAAAATGGACCCGGCACATAGGGCATGGTAGAAGTTTAGTGAGACTATCAACAAATGTTCTGAAGGCTTCCTTTTCCTGTTCAGAAAGTTCAACACTTGTAGATAAACATGCTAAATGTAAAGATCCCCAAAAATAAGGACCCCATTTTCCTAACGACATTCTATATTATATTTGGATTTAATTTTTAGACAATAAACTTGCGAGATCTGATGCAGCCTCTACGCCACCCACGACAGCCTTGGCGTTATTCGAAAGGCTCGAAAAGAAAGCATAAATCAGGTAGGCGCACAACATCAATAGCATTCCGCAAACTAAAAAGAACCATCCACCCTTCTGATCAGACATGCCGTTTGCAGCATCTTCTGGTTTTGCTGGATCATAGCGCACAATTTCAGACTGACCCACTGATCTGCCGGTGCCCCACGTCCCGTTGATCGTATAAGTTTTTGAATTTACTGTATATGTAATTACACCTGAACATACTGGAGGCTTGTCTGTTGTGCATGACTGACTGGTAATAGATCCATTCACTTTAGCCGTCTTGGTATCTTTGCGCGTCACTAGAAAAATCCCAAAAATAATGAAACACAGTCCTACTATTACAGCAACGACGACACCTGAATATGTTCTGATTTTTCCGTAAGTCGATAGACCTCCTTTTACAGTATCCATTATTTATCACTTGGAATTTAATTCTCATCATCGGCCTCTGGTGCGGCCTCTGGTGCGGCCTCTGGTGCGGCCTC